ATTATATACTGACCCTGTAGGAAGTTTAGATGCTACTGTAGACTTAAAATTAGATTTTGAAAAAGATTCAAATTTTCAACCTACTTCTATAAGTTTTTCAAGTGCGGCTGAAAATGCTTTTTTTTATGATAATCCTTCAGCAGTTTTTAATACTGCTACTTACGGTTCAGGTTCAACACAAAGTCAGTTTGAATCTCAGCTTGTAGGTTCAGGGTTTACAGCTGCTCTTAAAGTAATAAGTGAGGATACTAATCCTCCATTTTCATTAGACTCAGCGACTATAGAATACGCAATTAACGAAAGAAGATAACATGGGAAATTCATATACATTTGGCTCAGGGGGCAACATTCAATCAGGTAGTATTATCCGAGCGCAAGATTTTACTACAGAATTTACAAATTTAAACGCAGCTTTTGACGGTACAAGTGGACATAAACATAATGGTGATGCAGGAGAAGGTGGAAGAATATTAGAAATAGGTCCTGCAGGACAAGTTGTAGTAGATGCAAATACCATAAAACAATCATCTAGTAAGGCTTTAGAAATAGGTGCTACTAATAACTTATTTAAAAATGTATTTGCAGTACCAGAAAATAGTGAATCTTCATCAACAACTGCAACGTGTAATTCGTCACCTGTAGCGCCTCTAGCATTTGCATAATCTGAAGTTCCTGGTGCGATCTTGAAATCGTCATGATACTGCCACTTACGAAGAATGGTGCTGTTGTTTGGAACATTAGCTGTAAATGCTTGAGCAGCCGCAACTGTTATAGTAGTAGCATTTGCGGCTACAACATCTTTATAAGTTGTGCCACCATCTACTGAAATTTTATCACCCACTATTACTTTAGGTCCTGGTGGAACACCTCCGAGATTGATTACTCCGTTTGCATCTACTTTTTTAAGATTGATTACATTTGTAATATCATTGATAATATTCAATGCGTTTGAAGTAACAGCAAAACCTACGGATCCGTGGTAGTTGTGTGCTACTGATATATTTGATGAAAATGCGTTTGTACTTGGACAAATAGAGATTCTCAATGAATTACCTCTTGCACCTGCGTATTTAGCTGCAAAAGGGCCAACATTTGTATTTGCGGTACTATGGTTTAAATCATAATCATCATCATTCTCTATAAGTAATGCACCACCGACATTTGCAGCTGCATTTAATGAACCTGTTGCATGATCTTTACTTACTGCTCTTACAACTTTTAAATTATTTCCATATGCTAAAAAGTTTGCCGCTGAAAACCAATATTCGTAGTTTCCATCATCTGGGTTTCCAAACTGTTCCTGCAATAAAACTTCATCTGATATAGTTTTTACCTCATTTGCAGGACCCCAAGCAAACTGTCCAGCGGTAGCGCCAATGGAAGTGGCAACTGAAGGAACAATTGTAGTGAGATCAATCTCAGATACGTTTACTCCTGGTGATAGCTGAAATGCCATGGATTTCTCCTCTTTAGACTAGACAATTAAAAATTTGATTTCGATTTATTCTCTATTTAGTGTTTTTACAATCTTGTGTTAAACTGACCACTTTTTGTCCAGACATCACCACTATCAACTGTTACTTCTTCTTGTAAACCATCATCAATTATACCAACTGGAGTCAAACTTTCCTCTATTAATAAACTTTGTTCTTTCAATAAAATTGAACGAACATCAACATTTGTACTATCTTTAAAATAAGTTTGTGCTGTTAACCAACCAAATAATACAAGTCCCATAGCTAAATCATCATTATTACCCTCTTCAGCTCCATAAGATTCTCGAATCCGAACAAATGAATTAAGTTCTGCAATCGTATCAAAATCAACGATAATTAACTTATCACTTTCAATAAGAGTTTTTAGATTTGCACAACCAATTTTTTTAACTGATTTAGTGGTTTTAATACCAAAAGATGAGTTTCGTCTAAACCCCCCTGATATTGTCTGACCTTTTATATGATGTTGATCTATTTTATAGATGTTTTCATATTCTAAATCGTAATGTAAAATATCAACCACTTGTTGGCCAATGTTGTTTGTTTCAATTAAAACATAAGCTCCATTATATTTCATACCGATTGAATAAATTATATTCGGAAAAAACAATAAAGGTAAATCATTACTTCTATATTTTGCAACTTGCCTGTAAGGCGTTTGTGTTGCATCTATGATATTTATAGCTGAGTAATCTTGACCCACACCTTCTGAACAATCAACTGTAGCTATATAAACATGATCTTTTTTTGGTTCTTCATACATATCAAGTTTATCAATTGAACTAATTGGATTAAAAAATGCAAGAGATCGTAATTTAGCTCCTGAAACTAATGTAGCAGATGAACCTATAAACTCTGTTTCAAACTCTTGTCTGAATTGTTCTTCAGATGTATTTCGTATAGTTTCTTTTTTCCACGCATCATCTCTACCTGGAACACTAGACCAATGAACTTCAATTGGATTGTATGTTGATCTTTTTTCTACAGCATCAGTCCACATTTTATAAAACATATTCAAACCATTTGGTGTAGAAACAATAATTACTTTTGTTGTTTTACCAGATGATATAACAGGGTATGTAGCAGTAAAAAACTCTTGTGCAATGTTATGTGGCACAAAAGCGAACTCATCAAGAAAAATTAAATTGTATGTACCACCTCGCACACCTGAATTAGATGTTGCATAGGCATATATCTTAGAACCATTTTCTAATTCTATATTACCTTTGTTCCAAACGACTATACCTTGTTGTAACCATAAAGGTAAATTTTCATAAGCTTTTTGCAATCGACCAAGTATCTCTCTTGCAAGAGCTCCTTTATTTGCAAGAATACCAATCGTATAATCATTTTGAAATAAAACAGACCATAACATATAACCAACTGTTGTAGTTGTCTTACCAACTTGTCGTGGCATTTTACATATTGAAAAACGATTTTTATGAAACTCTGTGACCATGTTTTCTTGAAAAGGCCACATATCAAAAGGCACAAGGCCTTTATCTACACTTATGATCTGAACATATGTTTTTATAAAATGAACAGGATCTTCCGTACACTTTATAATTTCCTTTACTTGTTCTTTTGTGTATGAAAGGTCTACACCTACTTTTTTTAGTTTATCATTACCTAAGTAACCATCATTTTTATTTGGCATCTCTTTTACCTTTTAACATCTTCACAAGATCGTTTGTTGACCCGACAAATACAGCTTTATCTACATTAATATCACTTGATGTTTTTTTAGGTTCTAAATCTCTTTTTCTTTTTTGTATTTCAAGTAAATCTTTATTTAATTCACCTAAATTTTTAAGTGTTTGTGCGACAACTTCAAAAGCTCTTGGATGTTCAGATTCTTTTGCTACCCTTAATAAACTATCTAAGGCATCATCACCTTTTGTAATCAAGCCTTTTATATTTTGCCGAGCAAATTGAGCATCATTAGAAATTTCTTCTTCTGTTTTTACAGGGACTATTTCATTTGGTTTTTCTTGAATTGCTGGTATGTCTAATAAATTTGATAAATTTTCATTTAGTTTTTTCATAATGTGTCAGGATATTCAGTTATTGTTTCAGAGAAGCCAAACTCATCATCAGGTTCTGCACTAGATGGTACTGGCGTTAGTTTTACAAAAGCCGCTTTTAATGGATCACTTTGAACTGATCGAATTGTAACTGTTGCATTTGATGAATCACCCGTTACAATATCACCAGCTTCTAATAGTTTATTTAACCCTGTTGCAACTAATTTACTATTAGCAACATTCGTAAATCTTTCTACAACACCAACTAAATCTCTTGATGTTACACGGATAGTTTCACCCTCTATTAAAAGTCTATCAGGAGTGAGAGGGTTCAAATCAGTAGTAACTTGTTGAGCTGATTTAGTTTGACTTTCAATATAAATGTTGGTGTTTGCTTGACGAATATATGAACCAGATTTAACAGGTGGCCAAATATAACCTTTAGCCGTGAATTGTAAATCCCACATAATTAAACGTGTGTTCATCATATCACCTTCATAGTCAACTGTTGATTGTACTGAATTTAATATAATTGGCATATCATATTTCTGATTCATTTCAGAAATAAAATTAACTGTTACAGTAAAATCTGGTGTGAAAAAAGGTAATATTTGTTCTAGTATCTGCGTACCATCTTCAGTATTTCTTACATAAATTGATAAGTTAAAATCAAAGTTATATGGTATTGGATTGAATTGAGTTTTAATTGCTGTTGATGTATTAGCCGCAAAATTTCTAATAAGTGAATTTAATTTTCTTGATGTATCATAAGTCATACTCACCATCTCAAATGAAATACGAGGTATAACTGTGGCTACTGCTTTAGTTAAAGTAGGGTCTGATGTAATTCTTGTAAGATATTTTTCTTTTGCACCATACGACAAAGGCACTTTAAAGATTTCTTTTTTTACTGTATTATCTAAATTATATCTTTGTAAAAGAATATCATTAAAAACTGTACCAAAAGCTGTAACAACTTTTCGTATTGTACGATTATAAAAATGTGCATTACCTAACATTATGCCTCACCAAATGGATTTGTTTCACTAAAGTCTAATATACCATCTGCATCTGCCTCTATTCTTGCGTTGTCAATAATACTTTCAAAAGCTGTATTCATTGTTGCAGTATCATCTGAAGTAGAAACAGTAAATGTGGCATTTGATGTTTCACCAATTACATTAGCTGAAGTAAATGTGCCTTGTACTCTAATCACATCTATATGTGTATTTGGTACAAAGGTGTGAACAACTGCTTGAACTGATGCGTTAGCAAGTGTTAAATCACTACTTTGAAATACAGTTTCATTTACATCATATTGGCCTGTGCCATCACCAGATAAAGTAATTCTTGTTCTTGGATAATAGTCTTTAATCTTATCATCTATTGTAGGATTACCAGTAAGCACAAGTTCGTTTGAGAAAACAAACTTTTTAAGTTTTAGAGCATAGACATAAACATTTGCACCACGACCACGACCTAGAGTGTAAAACATTGCTTGGTCATTTTCATGTTCAACAAAAGTAATTTCAAAGAAGGCATCTGTAAGAGGCACATAAATTAAATCACCTTCTCTTGGTCTTACCAGACTCGTTGATGATTCTCTTACTGTATGCACAAATCTTCTGCGAGAAACTAATAGTGTTATCTCATCTCGTATCTCAAGACCAAATTTAGAAATATAATCACCTTCACCCTCCATACCTTGTATGTTTTCAAGATACATTTCAAGTGAAAATGTTTTAGTGTATTCTTTAAGAGTATCTTCACCAAAAAGAAAGTCTATCTGGTCACCACTTGTTCGTGGCATATACAGCACATCCATGCCATATATTTTCATGGACTCAATAACTAAATCTTCAACTAATAATTGTTCATTAGTTATCTGATTAGCTGGAAAAGGGTTGAAATACTGATTCGTTGCCATTATTATCCCATATAGATTTCATTTGGCAACACATTCAAGACTTGCATCTCCTCTTCTATCTTGTCTATTTCTGCTCTTGCTTCTTCCATAATTCTAGGCCCATCAAGTGTAACACCACCTGGCATTTGAACGCCAGCAAATTTTGATAGATTAGAACCCCATTGATATTTTATGAGAGCTGTTGTATATTTTTTTAAGAATCTATCGTCCCAGACATCAGAAAATCCTGCTTGTGTGATACTCGCCTCTGCCATTGTTGTGCCTGGATTACTTCTCAATGTGATAGATGTTGGCGAATTTATTTGTTTAATTTGAACATCTATTGTATCAGAAGTGTTTGAAGTATTTGCTAAAGTTATGAAATCATTTTCAATTAGTTGTTGATCAAAAGTTGTGCTCGTGCCTACTAAAGTGTTAGAATCACTTGTGATTGCAGCTGTGCCAGTTATACTAATTGTATCTGGTTGTAATTTACGATAACATTCTACAATGACGTATTCACCTACGTTTAAGTCTCTTGTCCAATCTATGTCTAAGAAAAGTTTGTTTTGATGTCGATTGAATCTAAACTGTGGTGTGCCTGAAAATAATAGATTGAGAGTTCTAATATGTTGCATTGT